GGCGTGACGCTGAACAATAGTGCTGGCCGCATCACAATGAACGGCGCCGCTTTGGCTGCTGGCGCTGCGGTTTCGTTTGTTTTGACCAACTCATTGATTTCAATCAATGACACGATCATTGTGAACGTTTCCAGCAATACTACGGGCAGCGCACTTGGTGCGTACACCACTTACGTTTCGTATCTGGCTGCGGGTTCTGCGTTGATCACTTTGCGGAACCTGACTGCTGCTACTTCATATTCTGAAGCTGTCATCATCAACTTTTGCATCATCCACGGCGCAAGCTAATTAACCAGGGGGCTAATCACCCCCTTCTTTTTATGCCAGTTATTTACATGTCGCATGACGTCCACGGCGCCAAAGTTGCAACGATGGAACTTGAAGCTGTAGAAGATGAAAAAAATGGCTGGACACGCTATACTCTTGACACGCCTGATGTTGTTGAAGAGGCGGCTCCACAGGAAGTAAAACGTAGACGTGGCCGCCCAACTATTGAGGCGGTCGAACTAGGAGCGTAAAGATGGCCACCTATTCTGCTGCCGATCAGATCAACCGGGCGCTGCGGCTGCTGGGCGTGCTGGCCGAAGGCGAAACGCCAGCGGCATCAGTGTCTCAAGACGCGCTGATGGCGCTCAACCAGATGATCGACTCATGGAATACTGAGCGTTTGTCTATATTTAGCACCCAAGATCAGGTGTTTACTTGGCCTGCTGGATTTATCAATCGCACCCTTGGCCCCACTGGCGACTTTGTAGGCAACCGACCAATACTGTTGGACGACGCTACCTACTATCGTGACCCAGGCACCAACGTGTCGTTTGGCATCAAGTTTATCAATCAGCAGCAGTATGACGGTATTGCTGTTAAGACGGTGACGTCTACGTACCCGCAAGTGCTGTTTATCAACATGAGCTATCCTAATGTTGACATGTACATCTATCCCAGGCCCACACGGGACTTGGAATGGCACTTTATTTCGGTTGACGAGTTGGATCAGCCCGCTACTTTGGCTACCAACATTTTGTTTCCGCCAGGGTATCTACGTGCTTTCACGTACAACCTGGCCATGGAGTTTGCGCCTGAGTTTGGCGTCGAGCCAAGCCCCCAGGTGCAACGCATCGCCATGACCAGCAAACGCAACTTGAAGCGCATCAACAACCCCGATGACATCATGTCAATGCCCTATGCCATTGTGGCCAACCGCCAGCGCTTTAACATTTACGCCGGCAACTATTAATGAAAACGCCTATTCTTGGCTCGACCTACGTGGCCCGCAGCGTCAACGCTGCGGATGCCCGTATGGTCAATCTGTTTCCAGAAGTCATCCCCGAAGGCGGTAAAGAGCCGGCATTCTTGCAGCGCTGCCCAGGTTTATCGCTTTTGTCAACGGTAGGCACCGGGCCGGTTCGTGGGCTGTGGGCGTTCTCATCCAATGACGGCGTGGGTTTTGTAGTGTCTGGCACGGAACTTTACAAGATCAACAACGCCTATGCGCCCACGTTAATTGGCACCGTGGCCGGCACTGGGCCGGTTAGCCTAGCCGACAACGGCACGCAACTGTTTATTGCGGCCAACGGCCCCAGTTACATCTACAACAATACCACTGGTGCTTTTGGCTCAATTACCGACCCAGATTTTCCCGGCGCGGTGACTGTTTGCTATTTAGACGGCTATTTTGTGTTCAACGAGCCCAATAGCCAAAAGATGTGGGTCACAACGCTTTTGGACGGCACGTCTATTGACCCGCTTGAGTTTGCCAGCACCGAAGGGTCGCCTGACGGCCTGCTGGCCGTGGTGTCCAACTTCCGCGAAGTCTGGGCGTTTGGCACTAATTCCATTGAGGTCTGGTACGACTCAGGTGCCACAGACTTTCCCCTGCAACGCATCCAAGGCGCGTTCAACGAGCTTGGCTGCGCCGCCCCATACTCCATTGCCAAGATGGACAACGGCCTGTTCTGGCTGGGTCGGGATCGCCGGGGCCAGGGTATTGTTTACCGGGCTAATGGATACCAAGGCCAGCGCATCTCGACCCATGCGGTTGAATGGCACATCCAGCAATACAGCGACATGTCGGACGCCATTGCGTACACTTATCAACAGGATGGTCACAGCTTTTACGTGCTGATCTTCCCCACGGCCAACACCACTTGGGTGTATGACGCGGCCACCCAAGCCTGGCATGAACGGGCGGGCTTTGTTGAGGGCGCTTTTACTCGGCACCGTAGCAATTGCCAAATGGCGTTTAACAACAAGATTGTTGTTGGCGACTTTGAAAACGGCAACATCTACGCTTTTGATCTTGACGTGTACGCCGACAATGGCGAAATTCAAAAATGGCTGCGCACTTGGCGGGCGCTACCTACCACCACAAACAACCTCAAACGCACAGCCCACCACAGCTTGCAATTAGATTGTGAAACAGGCGTAGGCTTAAATATTGGCCAAGGTTCAAATCCCGAAGTCATGCTGCGTTGGTCAGACGACGGCGGCCACACTTGGTCAAACGAGCATTGGTCGCCGCTTGGCAAAATTGGTGCGTATGGCCACCGGACGTTTTGGCGGCGGTTAGGAATGACAGTCAAGCTGCGAGACCGCGTCTACGAGCTGTCCATGACTGACCCGGTCAAAGTGGCCATCATGGGGGCCGAGTTGATCTTAAGCCCGACCAATGCCTAGCCCCAACGCAAATCCAACGCCCATCACACCCCCCAGGGTGCCGTTGATTGACCCCCGCACCGGGTTGATTGACCGGGCGTGGTACTTGTTTTTCCTGTCGCTCAATCAAGTTGCAACTGGAGTTATTGACAATTCTGGGCTTACGTTTAGCGCCGAATCGGTAATTGCGTCGTATGACGCCGCCCTGCGTGCTTTGGCCGATGAGGTAGGCACGCAGCCTTTGCCTGCCGACTTCAGCGTCGAGCTGGCCAAACAGATTGAAGCGGCGGGCCTGAGCCCTTACGCGCCGGGGCTGCTGTCGCAAGTGGCCGAGATGCAAAAGCAGATTGACGCACTCAATCTGCTGCCGCCCCCAGCCCAAGGCACCGTGACTGCGGTGACCGCTACGGCGCCGGTTGTGTCGTCTGGCGGCACAATGCCTGACATTAGTATGCCTGCGGCCAACACATCGACCAATGGTTATTTGACCAGTACCGACTGGAATACGTTCAACAATAAGCAACCGGCGGGCACCTATGTCACGTCGATTAGCGTTACATCTAGCAATGGGTTGGCCGGCACTGTAACCAGTGGCGCTACGCCAGCGATCACCCTATCCACCAGCATTACAGGCATTTTAAAAGGTAACGGCACGGCCATTAGCGCAGCGACAAGCGGCACAGATTACGCCCCAGCTACCAGCGGCACGTCCATTCTGTACGGCAATGGCAGCGGCGGGTTTAGCAACGTCACCATTGGGTCTGGCATCAGCTTCGCCGCTGGTACGTTGTCGGCCACCGGGTCTGGCGGCACGGTCACCAGCGTATCGGTTGTATCTGCCAATGGCTTTGCCGGCACGGTGGCTACATCGACTACCACACCAGCGATTACGCTGACCACCAGCATTACCGGTCTGTTGTACGGCAATGGCACGGCTTTGGCCGCTGCCACCGTCAGCACGCCTTTGAGCTATTCGGCGGGTACGTTGAGCATTCCGGTGGCCACATCGTCGGCCAACGGGTATTTGTCCAGCACCGATTGGACAACTTTCAACAACAAAGGCTCTGGCACGGTGACTTCAGTGGCCGCGCTGACTTTGGGCACCACGGGCACCGACCTGTCGTCTACGGTGGCCAACGGCACAACCACCCCGGTCATTACGCTAAACGTGCCCACGGCGTCGGCTAGCAACCGTGGCGCGTTAAGTTCAACCGATTGGTCTACGTTTAACAACAAACAAGCCGTGTCAGCGCCGGTCACCAAGACCGCTGACTTTACCGTAGCGGCCACTGACTTGTGGCTAATCAACAATAAGTCTGGTTCGACCTGTACAGCCACCTTGCCAACGGCGTCGTCCTATTCTGGGCGAATTCTGCATTTCCAGAACTACCAAGCCCAGACGCTTGTGTCAGCGTCCAGCAATGTCGTCCCGCTGGCCGGAGGTTCTGCTGGCACGTCGATCCTCTTGGCAAGTACGGGAGATTCTGCGACACTTGTGTCTGATGGCACAAACTGGCTGATGACACAATACGTCCCGAACAACATCCTACTTTTGGAGTAACCCATGACAGTCACCGTCAAAGTCCTTGTACCG